ATGATACCCCCAGGGTGTTCACTGTTTTTACCCTGAAATTATATTTGCCCGGGGCAATGTCCAGGATGTCCACCGTCACCTCTTCGGTGATCGGCAGGCGGATATACTCCGAATCCGTTGTCAGCTTGTACTCGACCTTATAGCCCTCGAGGAACGCCTCGGCCGCCGCCGTCCAGCTCACGGCCGCCTTGGCCTTGACTCCCGCACCGTCCCGCGTGGTGTAAAGTGATTCCGTCACCGAAATGTTCGTCGGCGCCGCGACGTCAAAGGGGTCGGGCAGGTTTGTGTCCGGCGTGGGCGTTGCGGCGGAAATCACGCCATAGTCATAAACACCCGAATCGTACTCCCGCACCGTGACCCGCACCTCGTCGTTGTTTTTAAGCCCGATACCCAGGACACGGAAATATTTGTTTTCCCATCCCGGCGTTGTATGGGTGATGGGCACCACGTCACCCACCTCGCAGCGCATCCCCTCGCTGAACGCGGCGAACTGCGCCGCCACCTGCTGGCGCGACTGTTTTAAATCCATCGCGGCGATCATCTTTGCCCGGCCGTAATTGACCGTAAAAGGCAAATCGATCTGTTTGTCAAGCAGCAATCCGTTGTCCTGCGCCCTGTATTCCCCCGAATCCGCCGGCGCAACATCCGGCTGCCAGTTCCGGTCGGGGTTGAAAAAATTTGCCCGCACCCTGTTAAACGTGTTTGATTTGTCACCCAGGTCGATATCCCAATCGCCAACAATATTGTCCTCGTCGAACCCGAAAGATGACGCCGTGGTGGGTTTATCGATCACCAGCCTATAAAGCCCGCCCGTAAAAACCAGGATGCCCCGGCAGGATGTAAGCAGGCTCCGTACGATGGACAGATGATTGTCCTGCGGGTCCACCACCCCGTCGCAGGTATACCGCGCCTGCTCCGTGCCGGCCACGGTAACGGTCTGATCGGAGTAGTTCGCTTCCGACTGCATCGCAGTATCATCGATTTGGCTTGTCTCGATTCCCCTGCCGTACAGGGTATTAGTCAGATAATCCCGAATGCAAAGAGGCGCATTGTTCGAAAACGCCGTGGTCGGAACACGGGGGTCGTAGACCAGCTTGCCGTCGACGTCGGCCGTGATGGTCGGGATGCGCGAAAACGCGTCCCTGTCATATTTGAGCTTGGCGTATATATATGCCACGCCTCTCAGCCTGTGCGCATCTGTCCACTCGTCCACCTCGCTCACGAGGTTGCTGTCCGCCGTTTGATCTTCAGCTCCCGTGTGTTTATAAATGTCCACCAGCCCGTCAAATCGGCTGTCGGTCGTGGGCACGTCATCCAGGTACACGGTGTTGATCGCACTGATTTCCCCCTCGCACAGCGCCAGCACGATATGCAGATACTCGTTGCTGGATCCGGTTGATCGCACAAACACCCGCACGCCGCCGATCCGCCTGGAGCCGTACACCACCTTTATCGGCTCGTCCGTGGCGGATTTGTTCACCAGCACGCCCTGGGCGATCGCGCTCACGGTGGAAACTGCCGGCATTTGCGGCTCATCCGCGCCCAAAAGCGCCCTGCCGGCATAGCTGACCCCCACAGCAATCACGCCGCCGACAATGGCGCCCGTAATGCCGCCGATCGCGCCGGCAGCGGCGCCGCCTGCCACCGCAGCGCCTACGGCTATCAGCGCGGTTACCATCAGCCGGCCTCCACAATCCGGAAAACCCGGTAATTTTCAAGCGCGAATTCCGATCTCCTGAACAACCTCACACCCTCTCTCTCCGACGCGCTCAAAATCCTGTCGCCCAGGCACACGTGCACCATCTGCCATTTGCGGCCCTCCACAACCAAAAAATCCCCCACCTGCTCGAACCCGGGCGCGATCTCCGTTGCCCCCAGTGCCAGCAGGTATTCGTCGAACCGCCTGCCGTATCGCCTTTGAAACTCGTCCGCCTCCGCTTTGGTGGCGAATTTCCCGGCCGCCTCGGCAAAATGATTTCCGCCCGTCAACACGTCCAGCGCCCGCAGGCCCACCGTGTTGCAGCACCACGCGCCCCACCGAAAAGGCCTGCCGTTCGCGTCCTGCGCGAACCTGATCAACGCGATTTCTTTTTTCGGCGTCATTATGCTCGCCCCCACTTGATGTCCGTGATGATCTCGCTGGCAAACTCAAAACCCATGTCCCCCGGAAAATGAAGCTGCTGCTCCTCGTGGTTGGTCCGCCTTCCGCCTTTTCGCTCAAAATCCACCCAGTGGTTTGTCGCCGAAACCGCGACAATGCTTTTTCCGTCGTCCGGGTTGTCCCGGATCCGGGGCTTGTCCATCCGGCCGTCAAAAATCAGGATCGGATCGGATATCAGCGCATCGCTTGAATCCAGCAGCGCTTTATAGATTTTCACCGTACGGTCGATGTACCGGTGCGATAAGAACGCGCTGACAAACTGCTGGTCCACGCCCGAAAGGCTCAGCGTCACCTCACTCACCTGAAGCTCGGTCAGCTCATCGATATCGCTGAACTCCAGCAGATGCCCCTCGGCAATGTACTCGTCGCCGTCATAGGTGATGTTTTTGTACGCATCCGTCAGGTAGAATGCCTCATCGTCAAAGATCACCTGTACCAGGTGGCACATTTGTTTTGCGCTTTTTGCAAGCTCTGTTAAATATCCGGCTGACGCTCCCCGGTCCATCTCTACACCGCCTCCACCATCTCGACCACGATCGGCCCGCCCAGGGGCCCGATAAAATCAAGCTCCGCGATGTCCGTCAAAAGAGACACGGTAAACGAAACATCGTCCACCGTAATGGCCGCCTCGTCCGCTGGCGAGGTGATCAGCGCAGGCTCGATCGTCAGCGTCGCGTCTCCGGATCCGTCGCTGTTGACATCATCAACCTGCATATAGACCTTGTCATCCCCGGCGAATTTTACAAAATCCCCCGCAGCCAGGATTCCCGTCTGGCTCGCCGTCCAACCCTTGGTTGCAATGCTCCGGCCTGTCTGGCTCGCGCCGTCCACCAGGGGCGTTCCCGTGGCGATCCCCCTGGCGTCCTCGAACACCGGAGGCGTGAAGGTAAACGTCTCGTACTGCCCCCGCTGCTTGACCAGAAAGGCGAAAATCGGCGCAAGCTCCGCACAGGTCATGTGCTCCGGGTATTCCGCGATCAAATGCCACCTCTGGGCCCCGCGTGATCGCGCATCCCGCTTCAGACTGTGCGCCGTGGACACAAACGTCGGCGTGTAGCTTTTGATCCGCACCCGCTCGGGGGCGGGCGATGTCGGCAGCGCCCCGCTCATGACAACGGCCCCCTTCGCCCGCGCAAATTGAATGCCCGGTTGACCAGTCCGACGATCACATCCTTGTGCCCCGCCAGAAACTGGAGGCCCGTCTGCGTGTCGATCGCGTTAATCACCGGGCTGTAATTGACAATGACGGCTCCCCCGCCCGCACCCTCGGCCCGCACGCCCAAATCCCCGCTGCGGGTACGGGTGAGAGGCAGCACGCCCTCCGGGCCCGCCTCGCCCATGAGGCCGTAGCCCCGCGCCATCGGGAATATCACGGGCCGATCCACCACCGCGCCCCTGGCCATCGGCACGATATGCCCCCCGTCAAAAACTCCGCCTTTCTTAAAACCCAAAAAGCTCGTAAAGCCGCCCACCAGCGGCTCAACAATCGTTTTCTGCAGAATCATCTGTGTGATCATCTGTGCGAATGACTCGATGATCTGATTAAAGCTTGTTTCCGCCCCCCACACCATATCGTTCAATGTGCTTGACCAGTGGCTGGCCCAGCCCGTCATGGCGTTTTTTATCTCTTCGTTCATGCCGCCTGCGGATTCTCCGATGCTTTTCATCGTCTGATCAAAACCGACCTCCACATCAATCGCAAGCTGATTCTCCGCGATCCGCGTGGCCTCGATGCCTTCGCGGAATTTGTCCGTATCCAACACGGACTGATTTACTCGTTCCTGGTAGGCCGCCCACGCCGCCTCGCCGGCTTTGTTGACCATTCTCAGCTCGTAATTAACAAGTCCGATATCATAGGCCAGGGTTTCAGTAGCTGCGCTCGCCGCTCTAACCTTGTTCTCCACGTTTGCAGCGGTCCCGGCAGTCGTAACAGTGCCTCCAAGATCCAATTTCGGCGCCGGCCCCGGGCCGGCAATAAGACGCTCTCTGTTTTTTTCAAGCACGGCCAAACCGTTTTTTAAATCCTCCAGGTCCTTTTTCCATTGCTCGACAACATGTGCCGGGGCTTTCATCAAACCGGTGGGCCGGTCCAATTTTTCGGTGAGGCGTGCTATTCTTTTTTCCGTTTCCACAATTTTCTTCTCATTTTCAATAAGGGCCTGGTCTTCTTCTCCATACATCGCCTTCCCGGCCAGGATACCCAAGCCCTTGCCCACCGAATCCACAAAGTATGCCACCTTGGCCGCCGCCCCAACCGCCGCAGTCCCAACGGATATCATGTCCTGCACATACACTTTGATTTTGGGCCCGCTGTCGGTAAGCTCCTTGGCCAATTTTGCGATCAGCGGCGCCACCTCGGCCACGGCGCTCACTACGTGCACCTTGACGATCCTGCCCAGTTTATCGAGCTGGTCGTTTGCGTCCGCAGCGCCCCGCAGCAGCTTTTCATCCATCACGATGCCGAGGTCGTTCGCCTCTTTGCGGAATTTATCCAGACCGTCGGCGCCGTCCATCAGCATGTTCACCATGGCCACGCCCTCGGAGTCGAACGCCTTAAACGCGATCCTGAGCCGTTCGGACTTGTCCTCCGTATTTTTGATCACGTTCGCCAGGTCATCCAGCACATCGCTGGTGTTCCGGGTCCTGCCGCCCGCATCCGTCACGGCGATGCCGTATTGCTTCAGCACGTCCTTCAGCTCGCCCTTGCCCTGCACCGCCTCGGCCACCCGCCGGGTGAACCTTTGAAGTCCCATGTCCAGTGCGTTTTGCGCTACTCCTGACTGGCTCGCCGCATAGCGGTACTCCTGCAGTGCCGCTGTGCTGACACCCAGCTTGTCGGCCGTTTTGGTCAGGGTGTCTGCAACATCCAAATTGGTCTTCACAAAATATCCCATGCCGGCAAGAGAGGCCGCCGCCGCGAACGCTCCCTGGAGCGAAAAAACCGACTTCGTGAGCTTCTGGATTTTCGAGTCGGTTTGCTCAAACGCCCGCTGGGTCATGTCCCGAGCTTTGAGAATGATTTCGAGCTTCTTATCCATCAGATCCGCTCGCCTCGCTGCTTGCGCCTGAAGTTTTCACGAATGTTTTGCCAGGCCTCCGCCCTGTGCACCCGCCAGAAGGGACCTAAAATGGGCCGGGCAGGGGTCCGGAACCTGCCGGTCGATTTTTTGAGGAAAAAATACCTCGCCGCAGGATCCCCTTTTTTTCGTAGCAGCGCCCCTTTCATCCTGAGCCAGGTCCGAAGCTCCTCGCTCACGCTGAAAGACGCGCCCTCCTGCTGCCTGCGGGCGATCCGCACCCAGCTTTTGCTGAGCTTTTCCGCCGGAAACCCCACGGCCACCTCGTAGTCCTTCTTTTTCCGCACCGCGTAGCGTACTGCCGAGGCCAGCCGCCGCAAGGGCCGCCTTTTTGCCGCGCCCGCCTGGCCCACCATGCCGTAGCGCTTCCAGCTCAAATCCCCCTGGAGCCGCTTGGCCATTGTGCGCCGGCCGATCTCGCTGAGCGGATGAAACGGCACTCCCCCTGGCCTGCCGTGGCTGATCTCGGAGCGCATCTGCTTCATGAGCCGGAAGCCCTCAATCCGCATGGCAATGTTCAAGTCTTTTTCACTCTGCTGAAATTCCCTGCGGATTTCCTTCGACACAGCGTCCGCGCCTTTGATTACCGCCTGCAGCATTTCACCGATATCCTTTCCGGATCCGCCGGCGCTTTTCCTCAAGCGCCTGGCTTACAACCGCCTCGATGGTCTGCATCTGCTCAATGAATCTTGTTTCCTGGTCCATGAATCCGCCCGGGCCGGGCAGAAAACCCGCCTTGTAGAATTGATAGGCTGAAAGAGCCTCGACACTTTCATCCGTCACGAACTGGACCGGGCACCTGTAATATTCCTCGCCGTCGATCTTTAAGGAAAGAGGGGAGGGGGAGTCCTCCTCGCAAAAACGCGATTTATCCAGCCCCGCCTCACGGCATTCGCTGCAGCTCCAGAGCTTGTCCTCCGCCGCCAGGATCGCCGTCATCCGGAGGTTTTTTTTTCTTTCTCACCCTGAAAGCTGAGGCTCAAAACCTCCTGGTACACCTCATAGACATCCAGGATATCCATTTCGTCCAGCAGGTGTTTGTCCTCAACCGTCAGCTCCACCACCCGGCGCACCAGCTCGTCGTTGTCCGTATCCGGATCCGGACGGACAATGTTGAATCCCTCGGCCTTAAGCCGGTTTT